AATCACTTGGTATAAGAAGAATAGAAGGTGCACGTAAAGGTAAAGATTCCATCAACAATGGTATTCAGTTCATTCAAGGCTTTAAGATTGTCATTCATCCGTCTTGTGTTGAGTTTATTAAAGAGATTAATAACTATATTTATGCAACAGATAAAAAGACAGGGAAGAAACTGAATACGCCAATTGATGACTTTAACCACTTAATGGATGCATGGCGTTATTCAATAGAGCGATTCTTGAAAAAAGGCGGCAAGTTGAAGTCGTTTAATAAATCTTTACTTGGATTATAGGAGGTGATACCTTGCTAACATTTGAACAAGCAAGAATACAATACACTCGTTTTAAGACGGAGGACAAAGCGTTCAAGCGATTACAAAAGCTTCATGACTATTATGTCGGTGAACATGAAATCATGAAGAAGAAAGAGCGTAAGGGTAATAAAACATACCGCATTGTGCACAACTTCGCGAAATACATCACTACAATTTCTACGAGTTACTTCCTCGGCTCTCCTGTTTCGTATGTATATTCAAAACCACAATTTGAAAAGGCGTTAAATATCCTGGAAGACAACGATGAAGAGACAGTGAACTATGACAACGCGGTAAACTGTTCGATTTATGGAGTAGCCTATGAACTCCAATACTTCGATGAACGAGGAGAATATAACTTCATCGATTTAGACCCTCGAAATGTAATCGTAATGGATGATGGAATGGTAAAGCCACACCTGACAGATGCGATTGTCTTCTCCGAAACGCTGTTAAAAGATAACGAGTATAAGGTCCGCATGGATGTATACGACAATAAAGAGCGTGCAACGTACGAGTTCATCCATAAAACAGCCGAAAAGGCGGATGCGGATATTCCTCATGATCTGGTCGAACAAGTACCGCATGGGTTTGAGAGAGTACCGATTATCAAGTACAAAAATAATAAGTTTGAACTTGGGGAATGGGAAGACTGTGTTGCGCTGATGGATGCCTATAATAACGCTGTATCAGGGAATGTAGAGGATTTATCTGACTTCACGGATGCGTTCTTGAAGCTTCGTAACATGTTGGATACGGAGAGAGAAGATATACAAAAGGTTAAGGATGACAAGGTGTTTCTTCTGGATGAAGATGGCGATGCGGATTGGCTCATCAAGAACGTGAATGATACCTTCGCTCAAAACGTAAAGAGAGGACTGAAAGAGGACATTCACAAGTTCTCATTTGTTCCAGATATGAGTGATGAGTCGTTTGGTAGTAACCTCTCGGGAATCGCAATCAAATACAAGTTGTTAGCTTTAGAACAGGTAAGGGGACAAAGGGTTCGTATGTTCCGGAAAGCTCTGGCAGACCGATTAGACTTCATTAACAAGTATGTAGGTATGACAAACAGTGATATCTTTGACCATCGTGATGTGAAAATTCAATTTAATCCGAATTTACCGCCTAACTTGTTGGAAGAAGCCGAGCTGGTAGCAAAATTACAGAGTACGTTGCCACAAGAGGTATTATTATCCCTTCTATCCTTCATCCAAGATGTGAAACAAGTCATGGAGATGAAGAAACAAGAGGATGAGGAGAAGTTTGCTGGATATAACAATTTTGAAGAGGAAGAAGACTCAAACAAAGTAGCTGATACAGATGCCGACGATTGAGGAGTATTGGGTAAAACGAGCCGAGCAACTGGAAGAGAAGTGGCATAAAGAGGCCAAGAAACTAGAGAAGAGATTACAAGCATCCTATCTACGTGCTTACCGTGAAGTGAATAAAGAGATGCGGCTTTATCTCACCAAGAAGGGCTTCGATTACAACAAGCTTAACGAGGTGCTGAGTAAAGCGGAACGTGAAATACGTAAAAGGGGATTGACTGATTATCTGGACCATTTAAGCGAGGTAGATTCAGCTATAAAAGATTCGATAGAACAGGAAATCAAGCAACATATCAATCTAGCGAAGGTCACTCGTTTGGATGCAATCTCATCTGAAATGCTGAGGGTGCTATCAGACCAAGCGATACAGGATGAGAAGGTTATCCGTAAGCAAATGACTACTGTTTATACCGAAACGTTGTTGCGGAACAAATATGAGTTTCTGAAGCTAGGGATTGAAACGCCTGTTTATATCTTGAATGAAAAGTTGATTAGAGATATCCTCTCGTATCCTTGGAGCGGGGAGAACTTCTCGAATCGTATATGGAACAACAAAAAGAAGTTGTTGCAGGTGTTACGAGAAGAATTGACGCAAGGTGTGATCCAAGGGCTTCACGCTGATGAAGTATCTGAACGATTAGCAAAAAAGATGAATGTGGAAATGAAGCATGCGATTACACTTGTGCATACCGAATCGGCTTATTTTTACAATAAGGGGACGTTGGACAGTTATGGAGAAGCGGAAATTGAACAATATAAGCTTCACGTTACCTTCGACAGAAGAACTTCTCCCGTATGTCGTTCTCTCGATACAGGAAAGGTGTACAACAGGGATGATGCAAGTGTGGGTTACAACTATCCTCCATTACATCCAAGGTGCCGAACGTTGCCTATACCGTATTTTGAAGGTGTGAGTGGCCCTAAGTATCGTTGGGTAGGAGATAACACGGGTAAGAGTGTGAAAGTGGATGAGCCTGATATGACTTATGTCGAGTATAAGAAACAATTCTTGAAGTAGGAGTGATGCAGATGCTGTGGCTGTTAGCTTATTTTATTGTTGGAATGATATACGTTTCTTTTGGAATGCAATCCGCTTTACGTGAGGCGCTGAAAGATATTGAGGGGGAGTCAGGAAAAGAAATGATTACGATTGTCGTAACGTTATTTCTTATTTGCATCTTCACACCTGTGTGGCCAGCGTTACTAACAATGAAGATTGCTAATCAATTTCATAAGAAAAAACAATTCTTAAAATAGGAGTGATTAGATGAATATGTATTCGAAGGTTATTAAAAGGAATCTGTCTTTTGGAGATGCGATGAATGAGTTAAGAGCAGGAAAGAAAGTAACGCGCTCTATCTGGGGTGGGTATTGGCGAATCCTTAATCCATTTGTTCAAGGGGAAGATTGGATTATAGCTTTTCTAAAAGATAATAAAGGCCATGCCCCAGCACAAGCTTATCAAACGGATATGTTAGCACATGATTGGATGGTGGTTGAATAATGAATTTCGGACGAGTATTTGAAGAAGTAAAAAAGGGGAAAGGGATGCGATTGCCGCAATGGAGCGAGGATGTTGTTATTCGTGCACAATTCCCTGATGAACATAGCAAAATGACAGCTCCATATCTGTATGTAGAATCTCGTTTTGGTAGGGTTCCATGGAAAGAAACAATGATTGAACTATTTGCTGAAAATTGGGAGGTTGTTGAATAATGAATTTCGGAGATGCGTTAGAACTATTAAAACAAGGTAGCAAGTTATCCCGTAAAGGCTGGAATGGTAAAAATATGTTTGTTGTTTATCAAAAAGGCTATCCTGATGGGATTCCTTGTAACAAACAAACTGCTGAAGCTTGGGGATTGAATGAAGGTGACTTATTTAAGGTGCGACCTTACTTACAATTACGATGCGCTGATGGTACGCATGCGATGTGGGTTCCAAGTGTTTCTGATATTTTAGCGGATGATTGGACTGTCATTGAGTAATTTTTGCACAACAAACACTCGTCGTACTGGTGGACGTTAAACACTCGGAATCGACAGCCGACGGGCTATAAATGGAGGGAATAGAATGAAACCAGTAATAGGGAAACATGTAGTAAAAGCAGATTTAACACCAGAGGAAACATTAGCGTATGCGGGGATGTCGTTTGTTCCTAAGTTGCGATTAGGAGATTTCCAATATTTTTCAGATGGAGATAACCCAAATCCAGATGACAACAAAGAAACAGACGATACAAATAACCCAGGTGGAACTGATCCAGAGGATAATCCGAATGATCCACCTGCAAAGACATTTACACAAGCTGATGTGGATGCACTCATCGCAAAAGAGAAGAAGCGTGCGGCGAAAAAAGCACGTGAAGAAGCTGACAAAGAGTATCAGCGTAAAAGCATGACGGATGAAGAGCGACGTCAACAGGAGTTGGAAGACCTCAAGAAAGAGAATGAATCATATAAAACGAAGGCACGTCGTGCGGAGCTGAAAGATCATGCGACAAGTATCTTACAGAGTGCTGGTGTTCCGGCCCGATTCGCTAGTCGTTTGATTGGTGAGGATGAAGAAGCGACGGAACAAGCGGTACATGAGTTTATTGCGGATTGGAATAGTGAAATGTCTACAGCGGTAAAAGGGAGGTTAGCTGGGCAGACACCGAAAACACCAAAAGTAGAAAAAGAAACAACAGACAAAGTCTCCGCGGCATTTGATGCAGCTTGGGACGAATAGGAGTGAGTATATATGCCAATTGAATTAACAACGAAGTTTGCTAAGAAGATTGATGAACGTTTTACAACAGGTGCTCTTTCAACACCAGGTGTAAATAATGATTATGATTGGGCAGGGGCAGCTACGATTAAAGTTACATCCGTAGATGTAGTGCCATTGGGAGACTATAAACGTGCAGGTTTAAGTCGTTTTGGTACACCAGAAGAGTTAGAGAACAGCTTACAAGAGCTTACTTTAACGCAAGATAAATCTTTTACATTTACGATCGATAAAATGAATGAAGAAGAAACGGAAATGAAAGCTGGACAAGCTTTGGCTCGTCAAATTAAAGAGGTGGTAATTCCTCATGTAGATACGTACCGTTTTGGACAAATGGTGAAACATGCAGGTCATGTTGTAGAAGGTGATTTAACCGCTAAAACGGCGTATGAAGCTGTTGTAACAGGCACTGAGGTGCTAGATGATGCAGAAGTACCAGAAAATCGTGTTTTATTTACAGATGCTGCATTTATTAAACACTTAAAACTATCTGATGGTTATGTAAAAGCTTCTGATCTAGCCCAATCAAAAATCGTATTTAAAGGACAAGTAGCCGAATTAGACGGAATGCCTATCGTAAAAGTTCCTTCGAAACGATTAAATGGTGCAAACTTCATTATCTGTCATAAATCCGCGACAGTCGCTCCTGTTAAACTTGCTGAATATCGTCTTCATAAAGATCCTCCTGGTATTTCTGGTTCTCTTGCAGAAGGCCGAGTATACTTCGATGCATTTGTACTTAACAACAAAAAAGATGCAATCTATGTTCACAAAAAGAAAGAATCTAGTGGTGGAGACACGAAAACACCAACCAAACCTAAGTCATAGAGGGCTTCGGCTCTCTATCCTCTCTAAGGAGGTAACACATGATTACGACAAAAGATAACGTAAAGAAAATCCTTCGTATGACAGATAACAAGCAAGACGAGCTCATCGAAATGTTTATCCCCATGGTAGACTCCTTTATCCGCAGATATACAGGCAATGACTTCAAACGTGGTTATCCACCAGATTATGAGATTATCGCGATTCGGTTAATAGGTTACCATCTATTCTCTACAGAGGAAGATAAGCAAGATGGTGTGAAAAGTGAGCGGTTAGGTTCAAGCAATATCACGTACGCAACCGACGAAGAACAATACCCGAAGCATTTGTTAAAAGGTTTAAGAAAGAGGCTGAGAACATTATGCGATCCAGAGGAATAAGTCGACTCATCAAACGATTCGGTATCGAGGTAACCGTATACCGAAAAGGAAAGAGCTCTGGTCCATATGATCGAGGTAACTATAAAGAGTTATTTACTTTTAAAGGTGTTGTGGATGAAACTCTGCAAGGTGGCGATATAGGAATGAGTCAACAAAAAGTAACAGACGATATCAGTGCTGTTATGTATTGTTTCCCAACTGACATAAAAAAAGGTGACGTTATTGTAACGAAAACGAAGCGTTACAGTGTGAAAAAAGCATCTAACCCAATGAGTGCGGATAGTCATTTGGAAGTAGCGCTGGAAGAAACGGAGATGAAAATGGATGAGCTTTCGGTATGAGTCTCATTTCGATAAAGCTATACGAAAGATGCAGACGGCAGAGAAACTTGCGGTCAAACGTGGTGCGGAGTATATCAAAGGGAATGCGGTGACCTACTCAAGAAAGAGAAGTGGGGATACCGCAAGAGGCTTTCAAACAAAAGTAGGTATGGAAGGTGCAACTCCAAAAGGCATTGTCTTTAATAATAATGAAAATGCCATCTATGAAGAGTTTGGAACAGGTATTCACGCTGAAAAAGGCGGTAGGAAGACACCGTGGGTGTACAAAGATAAGCGAACAGGTAAGTTCTTTCGAACACGAGGGAAAAAGGGTACGAAAGCATTTCGAAACGCTGGTGAGAATCACAAATCAGAAGTAGGACGGGTTATGAAAGCCGCCATGAAAGACGGGATGAAATGACAGATTTAATACAATTTATAGATGCGTTTTTAAAAGAAGTATTTGAACCGTATGAAGCGGATGTGTATTACAGGGAAGCCGACAAGGAAGTCATGAAACTCCCTTATGTCGTGTACGAGAGTCAATCTGATGCTGTATCAAGAGTAAGAGAGGATTTTACATTCACGGTTCATATTTGGAGTCATGAAGCGGATTATCTCATTCAAGATGAAGCGTCAGAGAAAATCAAACAATCTATTTTGAATGGAGCGTTAAGAACTCAATGTGCCCCCATGAGTATCGCAGTTGATTATATGGGACGGGCTGATATTCCGGCTGAGGGTCAGCAGATTC